GAAGCACCCGAAGGTGGGGAAATCTAATAAATACTGTATGTTACATAATCATAAAGATGGACATGGATGAACTTTTAGATATGATGATTGCTGATGAGTCACCATCTCAAATCAGTGATGCAATCAAAGACATGCTTTTTTCAAAAGCAGCAGAAAAAGTAGATGCTGTTAAACCAGCAGTTGCTGTTTCACATTTTGGACTACCTGAAGTAGAAACAGATGCTGAGTACGAAGAAGAAGAGTCTTAAATATAATAAATAACTAATAATGATTTTTTAAGTATAATGGCAGCAAGAGTCAGATTAGTTCGTAATCCAGTAGTAGGAACTGGATCCTCACAGGTTACACTCGGAACCTCTGCAGGGACCGCAACCTCAGTAAATGGGGCAACAGTTTTGCGTTTGGTTAACGTTTCTGGGGCAACTAGAAAAGTTACTGTTATGGACGCACCTACTGGAGGAATCGGTATCGGATCTTTTAGTATGCCAGACGGTACTTCTGATTATGTTGAGAAGTTGGGAGCAGATATTATTTTTGCTGACGGCGCAGTTCTTGCAACTCAAGTAGGATTCACAAATTAAACTCATGAAACTAATCAGAGAAGAAATCGAAACAGTAGATTTTATCGTTGAAAGTAAAAACGGTAAAAAATCCCTTTACATTGAGGGGGTTTTCCTTCAGGGGGATATTAAAAACCGTAATGGTAGAATGTATCCTATGGAGACCCTTCGCCGTGAAGTTTCTCGATACAACGAATCAAATGTTGTTGCAGGTAGAGCACTTGGAGAACTGGGTCATCCTGATGGCCCCACAGTAAACCTTGATCGAGTTTCTCATAAAATCGTCTCCTTAAAGGAGAGTGGCAGTAACTTTATTGGTAAGGCAAAGATTCTCAGCACCCCAATGGGTAAGATTGCAGAATCGCTTATCAGTGAAGGTGTAAAACTTGGAGTTTCTTCTCGCGGTATTGGCTCGTTAAGACCAGACCGTGAAGGTGTTAATATTGTAGGTGATGACTTCATGTTAGCAACTGCTGCCGATATCGTTGCTGATCCTTCTGCACCCGATGCTTTCGTTGAGGGTATTATGGAAGGAAAAGAATGGGTATGGGATGGCGGCATTCTTCGTGAGAAGTATGCAGAAAAAACATACAAAAAAATCAATACTCTTGTAGATCAAAGAAGACTCGACGAACATAAGTTGAATCTCTTCCAAGATTTCTTAAATAGTATCTGAAATAACTTCAAAAATTCCTATATAATAAATAAATATAGATTTAAACAAAGGTAAATCGGAGAGTCTCAAATGTCTAGTGACAATAACTTACAGGAAATGGAAGCGGGCACAAAGCAATCCAAAACTGCTGTTAATGCTGGTGCTAAGCCCGCAGACCCAATGCCAAAAATGACAGATCCAGGTACGCAACTTGCTTCTGTTGAAGATCTTGGTGGTCCTACCCCCGAGAACTACAAGCCCGACGATAACTCGGCGGCATTGAAAACTCCTGGTTCTACTCTCAAGACTGTGAAGGATGCTGTTAACGCAAAAGCTGCTGCAGCAGAATCCATGAAGAAAATGAAGGAAGAGGAAGAGCTTGAGACTGAGGAAACTATCGAAGAAGAAATCGTTGACGAAGTTGTCACCGAGTCTGAAGAGGAAGTTTCTGAAGAGTCAACTGATCTGGACATCGAAGAAGATGTTAACGCACTTCTGGGAGATGAAGATCTTTCCGAAGAGTTCAAGGATAAAGCAAAGTTTATCTTTGAATCTGCACTTAAATCAAAAGTTGCTGAAGTAAAAGAGCAACTGGAAGCTCAGTACGAGGAGAAACTCGTCGAGCAAGTTGCTGAAGCAACATTACAACTCTCTGAGAGAGTTGACTCATATCTTGAGTATGTTGCTGAAGAGTGGTTCACTGAGAACCAACTCGTTATTGAGCAAGCACTCAAGACTGAGATGACCGAATCATTCCTCCAAGGTTTGAAAGGTCTTTTTGAAGAGCATTATGTATCAATCCCTGAAGAAAAATATGATGTGCTTGAGAGCATGGTAGACAAACTTGATGATATGGAGACTAAACTCAACGAGCAGATCGAAAAGAATATCTCCCTTAACAAGCGTCTCGCAGAGTCGGTTGCTGATGGAATCTTAGATCAAGTCTCTGAAGGTCTTGCACAGACTCAGAAAGAGAAGCTCGCTTCACTTGCCGAAAGTGTTGAGTTTGAAAGTGAAGAAACATATCGTGAAAAGCTGGAGACCCTGAAAGAGTCATATTTCTCTTCTAAGGTTTCTGCTCCTGCTGGTAAAACCGAATCCCTTTCTGAGGGTGTAGACACTGCACATAGTGAGTCTTACTCACCTTCCATGTCAGCATACCTGAGAACCCTCGGTTCATTCAGCAAGTCCTGAATTTAACATTAAATCAAACGCAAACATTCCCAAAGGTAAAAGCAAATGTTCCAATCCGAGCATCTGCAGGAAAAGTGGGCACCTCTCCTCAACTATGAGGGACTTGATAAAATTTCAGATCCCCATCGTAGAGCGGTAACCGCCGTCCTGCTGGAAAACCAAGAAAAGTTCCAAAGAGAGCAAAACGCTTTCTCAGAGTCAGGTTCATTCCTGACCGAAGCTCCTACCAACGCTGTTGGTAATGGTGGTTTCACTGGTAGCTCTGCTGCTGCTGGTCCTACCGCTGGTTTCGACCCCGTTCTGATCTCCCTGATCAGACGCTCCATGCCTAACCTGGTCGCTTATGACCTGGCTGGCGTTCAACCAATGTCTGGTCCTACTGGTCTGATCTTCGCGATGCGTTCGCGTTATGTCAATCAGTCTGGCACCGAAGCATTCTTCGACGAAGCAGATACTGCATTCTCTGGTCAGCCTCAGGGTCGCGATGACGCTAATGGCTTCTCCGATGTTACCGCAGGTCTGGGTACAACTTCACAGACTGGCACCAACCCCTCACTGCTGAACCCAGTTGGCACCGCTTCCTCAACCAGCTATGATGTTGGTCAGGGTATGCGTACCGACTCTGCTGAAGCTCTGGATGGTACAGGCAATGATGCCTTCAACCAGATGGCATTCAGCATCGAGAAGGTAACCGTTACTGCAAAGTCACGCGCACTGAAAGCTGAGTACAGCCTTGAGCTTGCTCAGGACCTGAAGGCAATCCACGGTCTGAACGCTGAAGCAGAACTCGCCAACATTCTCTCCACTGAGATTCTGGCTGAGATCAACCGCGAAGTTATCAGAACCATCTATAAGGTTGCTGAGCAGGGTGCAGTTTCTAACACTGCAACCGCTGGTGTATTTGACCTCGATGTTGACTCCAACGGTCGTTGGTCAGTTGAGAAGTTCAAGGGTCTCCTGTTCCAAATCGAGCGTGATGCTAACGCAATCGCACAAAGAACTCGTAGAGGAAAGGGCAACATCATCATGTGCTCTGCTGATGTCGCTTCAGCACTGACCATGGCTGGTGTTCTCGATTACACCCCTGCACTCAACGCTAACCTGAATGTCGATGACACAGGTAACACCTTCGCTGGTGTTCTGCAAGGTAAGTATCGTGTATACATCGATCCTTATTCGGCAAACCTGTCTGCTGCTAACGCAGCATCCAACAGCGGTAACCAGTACTATGTTGTTGGTTATAAGGGTACTTCACCTTATGACGCAGGTCTGTTCTATTGCCCATATGTTCCTCTCCAAATGGTTCGTGCCGTTGGTGAGAACAGCTTCCAGCCCAAG